ATGACGGGCAAAGAGGCAATTATTCATTACCTGGGGACGCATAATAGCTTCTGTGCGCCGGACGTTGCCGCGCTAACAGGCGCAACAGTAACCAGCATAAATCAGGCCGCGGCTAAAATGGCACGGGCAGGTCTTCTGGTTATCGAAGGTAAGGTCTGGCGAACGGTGTATTACCGGTTTGCTACCAAGGAAGAACGGGAAGGAAAGATGAGCACGAACCTAATTTTTAAGGAGTGCCGCGATGAAACGGGTATTGGCGGTATATGGAGTTAAAAGATGACCATCTACATCACTGAGCTAATAACAGGCCTGCTGGTAATCGCAGGCCTTTTTATTTGGGGGAGAGGGAAGTCATGAAAAAACTAACCTTTGAAATTCGATCTCCAGCACATCAGCAGAACGCTATTCACGCAGTACAGCAAATCCTTCCAGACCCAACCAAACCAATCGTAGTAACTATTCAGGAACGCAACCGCAGCTTAGACCAGAATCGAAAGCTTTGGGCTTGCCTTGGTGACGTCTCTCGTCAGGTTGAATGGCATGGTCGCTGGCTGGATGCAGAAAGCTGGAAGTGCGTTTTTACAGCAGCATTAAAGCAGCAGGACGTTGTTCCTAACCTTGCCGGGAATGGCTTTGTGGTAATAGGCCAGTCAACCAGCAGGATGCGTGTAAGCGAATTTGCGGAGCTATTAGAGCTTATACAGGCATTCGGTACAGAGCGTGGCGTTAAGTGGTCAGACGAAGCGCGACTAGCTCTCGAATGGAAAGCGCGATGGGGAGATCGGGCTGCATGACTATCAAATCAAATACGCCAGCACACGACAAGGACTGCTGGCAAACGCCGCTTTGGCTTTTTGATGCACTGGATATTGAGTTTGGATTCTGGCTGGATTCGGCAGCGAGCGACAAAAATGCTCTGTGCGCTCACTGGTTAACTGAGGCCGACGACGCGCTAAATTCTGAGTGGATAAGCCACGGTGCAATCTGGAATAACCCACCGTACAGCAATATCAGGCCGTGGGTGGAAAAAGCCGCTGAGCAGTGCATACAACAGCGACAGACGGTAGTGATGCTTGTGCCAGAGGATATGTCTGTCGGATGGTTCAGCAAGGCTCTGGAGAGTATTGACGAAGTTCGCATCATCACTGATGGACGGATTAATTTTATCGAACCATCGACAGGGCTGGAGAAGAAGGGAAACAGCAAAGGTTCCATGCTGCTGATTTGGCGACCGTTCATCAGTCCTCGACGGATGTTTACTACCGTATCCAAAGCGGCATTGATGGCGATCGGGCAGGGCGTCAGGAGGGCAGCATGAGACGACAGCGACGAAGTATCACCGACATCATCTGCGAAAACTGCAAATACCTTCCAACGAAGCGCTCCAGAAATAAACGCAAGCCAATCCCAAAAGAATCTGACGTAAAAACCTTCAACTACACGGCTCACCTGTGGGATATCCGGTGGCTTAGAGAACGTGCGAGGAAAACAAGGTGATTGACCAAAATCGAAGTTACGAACAAGGAAGTGTCGAGCGAGCTTTAACGTGCGCTAACTGCGGTCAGAAGCTGCATGTGCTGGAAGTTCACGTGTGTGAGCACTGCTGCGCAGAACTGATGAGCGATCCGAATAGCTCGATGCACGAGGAAGAAGACGATGGCTAAACCAGCGCGAAGACGATGTAAAAACGATGAATGTCGGGAATGGTTTCACCCTGCATTCGCCAATCAGTGGTGGTGCTCTCCAGAGTGTGGAACCAAGATAGCACTCGAACGACGAAGCAAAGAACGCGAAAAAGCGGAAAAGGCAGCAGAGAAGAAACGACGACGAGAGGAGCAGAAACAGAAAGATAAACTTAAGATTCGAAAACTCGCCTTAAAGCCCCGCAGTTACTGGATTAAACAAGCCCAACAAGCCGTAAACGCCTTCATCAGAGAAAGAGACCGCGACTTACCATGTATCTCGTGCGGAACGCTCACGTCTGCTCAGTGGGATGCCGGGCATTACCGGACAACTGCTGCGGCGCCTCAACTCCGATTTGATGAACGCAATATTCACAAGCAATGCGTGGTGTGCAATCAGCACAAAAGCGGAAATCTCGTTCCGTATCGCGTCGAACTGATTAACCGCATCGGGCAGGAAGCAGTAGACGAAATCGAATCAAACCATAACCGCCATCGCTGGACTGTCGAAGAGTGCAGGGCCATCAAGGCGGAGTATCAACAGAAACTTAAAAAACTGCGAAACAGCAGAAGTGAGGCTGCATGAATATCTACGAAAGAATTGATGGCAGCAAATACCGAAATATTTGGGTGGTTGGCGATCTGCACGGATGCTACACGAACCTTATGAACAAACTGGATACGATTGGATTCGACAACAAATGATGATTGATGGCTTATCAGAGCGTGGAAACGTTAATCACTGGCTGCTTAATGGCGGTGGCTGGTTCTTTAATCTCGATTACGACAAAGAAATTCTGGCTAAAGCTCTTGCCCATAAAGCAGAAGAACTTCCGTTAATCATCGAACTGGTGAGCAAAGGTAAAAAATATGTCATCTGCCACGCCGATTATCCTTGTGACGAATACGAATTTGGAAAGCCAGTTGATCATCAGCAGGTAATCTGGAACCGCGAACGAATCAGCAACTCACAAGACGGGATCGTTAAAGAAATTAAAGGCGCGGACACGTTTATCTTTGGTCATACGCCAGCAGTGAAACCACTCAAATTTGCCAACCAGATGTATATCGATACTGGGGCAGTGTTCTGCGGAAATCTCACATTGATTCAGGTACAGGGAGAAGGCGCGTGGGCATAAGAGAACTAAACCTCACCAAAGAACAGCATGAGTGGCTGAATGGCTGGCTTGAACTGTGGGGCGCATGGGTTTATTCAGGTCGTCTGGAAAAGCGCATGAGCAGCGTAATAGCGAAGTTCATGGAGAGCGTAGAGCCGGGAAGAGTTATGACAAGGCCAATGTGTAATGATGATGATGGAATGTTGATTTCTCAGGTCGTCGATTCCGTCATGTACATTGACAAGAAAGCCTTTGGAATCCTCCTCAGCTACTACGCTCATGGCTCTTCCAAGCACGCCATTGCATCTTACTATCATCGCGTCGCAAGACCTCGCAAGATGTTATGCCGTGGCGGCGGGCGCATTCAAAAACCATCGCTCGCAACCTGTCGACGGGAAGTTGACGAAATCCTTAATGCCTCGTTGTTTATGATTTACCCGGTTCTGGATAGTGCGTTTAAAAATCGGAAACGTGTAGAGAAAATTAAACATGTAGCATAGAACGTGTTGACATCATTGAGCAAATGAGCAACACTATTGGCATAAGCTGCCGTTAGTGACTCTTAAGTTGCAACGGTGGCTTTTTTTATTTGGGTCAGTCGTATAAAGGTCATTACGGAAGGCTGTTAACCTTCTTATCGTGGTTCGAGTCCACGCTGTCCCGCCAAATATGCTGGTTTAGCTCCAATGGTAGAGCAGTCGCCTTGTAAGCGAATGGGTAGCGGTTCAAGTCCGTTAACCAGCACCATAACTGAGCCGTAGCCACTGGCTATCCTGAACTCATCAGTGATAGTTATGCCGCGGCCTTCTTTTTTCCCCTTCCCAATATAAGAACTACGCAATCCGTTACTTGCGGAGGCGTTGCTATGAAATCAATGGACAAAATCTCTACTGGCATTGCCTACGGAACATCCGCTGGTAGTGCGGGATACTGGTTTTTACAGTGGTTGGATCAGGTCAGTCCGTCACAGTGGGCTGCAATTGGTGTGCTGGGAAGTCTAGTTCTGGGCTTTTTGACTTATCTGACAAATCTGTACTTCAAAATCAGAGAAGACAGAAGAAAGGCTGCGAGAGGTGAATAATGCCTCCATCATTACGAAAAGCTGTTGCAGCTGCTATTGGTGGCGGGGCTATTGCTATAGCATCAGTGTTAATCACTGGTCCAGGTGGTAACGATGGTCTGGAAGGTGTCAGCTACATACCATACAAAGATATCGTTGGCGTATGGACTGTATGTCACGGGCATACAGGAAAAGACATCATTCCCGGTAAAACGTATACCGAAGCAGAATGCAAAGCCCTCCTGAATAAAGACCTTGCCACGGTCGCCAGACAAATTAACCCGTACATCAAAGTCGATATACCGGAAACAACGCGCGGCGCTCTTTACTCGTTCGTCTACAACGTGGGTGCTGGCAATTTCAGAACATCGACGCTTCTTCGCAAAATAAACCAGGGCGATATCAAAGGCGCATGTGACCAGCTACGTCGCTGGACATACGCTGGCGGTAAGCAATGGAAAGGGCTGATGACTCGCCGTGAGATTGAGCGTGAAGTCTGTTTGTGGGGGCAGCAATGAGCAGGTTAACCGCGATTATCTCCGCTCTGGTTATCTGCATCATCGTCTGTCTGTCATGGGCTGTTAATCATTACCGTGATAACGCCATTACCTATAAAGAACAGCGCGATAAAGCCACGTACATCATCGCTGACATGCAGAAGCGTCAACGTGATGTAGCAGAACTCGACGCCAGATACACAAAGGAGCTTGCTGATGCTAACGCGACTATCGAAAGTATTCGTGCTGATGTTTCTGCTGGTCGTAAGTGGCTGCGCGTCAAAGCAGTCTGTCCGGACATGCATAAAACCACCGCCGCCTCCGGCGTGGATGATGGCGCCAGCCCCAGACTTACTGACACCGCTCAACGGGATTATTTCGTTCTCAGAGAGCGCATCGAAACCATAACTAACCAATTGAATGGCCTGCAAGAGTATGTGAGATCACAGTGTTCATATTAGAAAAGTCTTATCATAAGATTTTTGTATATGGATGCATTATGTCTCAATACGCGCGCGCCGCTTTAATTGCTTATTATTTGGTTGCTGATAATTCAATATCCCCGCGTGATGCATGGGATGCTGCTGTCGCTGAGGTTACAGAAAGCGAATCGGCAAGAAAGAAGGGATGCCCAAGGGCAACGTTTCTCGCTCTGGCGGATAGCGGTTATCTGAAGAATGTAAAACCACATCATGGGGAGAAAAAGATCGGTAAGTTGTACCAAAGGGCAATTGAAGTTGCGAATCTGATTCTTGATTTACCCGGAATTAGCAAAGCTGAGTTAGTTGATAAAACTTGCTATAAAGACAGGCAAGGGTCTTATGACATTGTTCTAGTTCTCGCTCAGCGCGGATTACTCCAGCGTTCTCAGTAAGATATCAAGTGATTTATGGCCTCGCTTTTAGCGGGGCCTTTTCACATCTGAATTTCAACGCGCATCTCAGCGCACAATAACCACCTGACCATTTGGAATGAGTCGTTGAAGATACCTGCAGAGTAGACAGAAAAACCTGCAGAATAAACAACAGAGTAACGAATTAGCTAGCAGGAATGATTGGCCATCAACTACAGCAGTTCCGATTTGATGGCCGCAAAAAAGTTAGTTCAGATCGGCAACGTAGTTGGTAGCTTCGAGATTAGTGATACTAAATTCTGACGCCAAAATACGAGCAAGCTCTTCTTTCGAGCTTGCTGTGCGGTTTTGATTAGACCAGGCGATCAAGTAAAAACCATTGCTCTTCGCAAGCATGATTTGTATTGCATTGATAGTTATGTAGTAACTGTCCAAGAATAAATTACCTCAGTGTTAGGAAAAGTAATGGCACTCACCGACAAGCAAGAAATGTTCTGTCGCGAGTACCTCATCGATTTAAACGCCACGCAAGCGGCTATTCGGGCGGGGTACAGCGCAAAGACAGCTAACCGTACCGCATCCGAAAACCTGTCAAAACCTGACATACAATTCAGAATCGCTGAACTGAAAGCGCAACGCAATGATCTTGTTGGTATTAATGCAGAATATGTACTTAATCGCCTTATTGAAATCGACCAGATGGATGTGCTCGACATTCTCCTGCAAAACGGTGATCTAAAACCCATTAAAGACTGGCCTAAGGTATGGCGCACAACGCTATCAGGAATGGATGTCATGGAGATGGTATCCGCAGATAGCGCCGCACTTCTGAAGAAAATCAAATGGCCTGATAAGGTTAAAAACCTTGAGTTGCTTGGGCGTCATGTTTCTGTTCAGGCGTTTAAAGACAACGTCAAAAATGAAGTGACTGGCGCTGATGGAGGACCAGTCAGAACAGAAATTACCAACTTAACGCCGGAGCAGGCTGCAGAGGCGTATAGAAAAATGATGGGCTAAGTATGCCGTTACCATTCCCCTTCGATTTTAAAAATCCTGATTACCAGATGGTTTTTGAATGGCGGATGGAACGCTTACAGCGCATTCGCCAGAACCCTGAAATATTGCCAGCACTAAAACAGTTTTACCGAACCAACCCGGCTCAGTTCATCATCGACTGGGGCATGACAACGGACCCGCGTAATATTGATTATGGCCTGCCGGTGACCATTCCGTTTTTACTCTTCCCTAAGCAGGAGGAGTGGATCCACTGGATTATGGAACGCTGGGGCAATAGGGAGAATGGTATTACCGAAAAATCCCGTGAAATGGGGCTCAGTTGGACCGCGATCGGACTGGCCTGCTCGCTTTGTCTCTTCAACAAAGAAATGGTTATCGGTTTCGGCTCCCGTAAAGAGGAATACGTCGACAGCACCGGTGACCCGAAAGCATTGTTCTGGAAGGCGCGCAAGTTCGTGGAAACACTACCTGTAGAGTTTCGCGGTTCGTGGAGCGAGAAGAAGCACGCGCCATATATGCGTGTTGAGTTTCCTGAAACTGGTGCCGTTATCAAAGGCGAGGCTGGCGATAATATTGGTCGTGGTGACCGTACCACGCTTTATCTGGTTGATGAGGCTGCATTCCTTCAGCGTCCTCTGCTGATTGATGCGGCGTTGTCACAAACGACGCGTTGCCGTATTGACCTGAGTTCAGTTAACGGCATGGCGAACCCGTTCGCTCAGAAGCGTCATGGCGGGAAGATACCGGTATTCACATTCCACTGGCGGGATGATCCTCGCAAGGATGAAGAGTGGTATCGCAGGGAATGCGAGAAAATCGATAATCCGGTGGTGGTGGCACAGGAACTTGATCTGAACTACAGCGCATCAGCGGAAGGCGTCCTGATTCCATCCGAATGGGTACAGGCTGCCGTTGATGCACATATCAAACTGGGTATCCAGCCAACAGGCAAACGACTTGGCGCGATGGATGTCGCCGACGAAGGCAGGGACAAAAATGCATTTTCCACCCGTCATGGCTTCCTCCTGGAAAATGTGCGGGAATGGTCCGGTGTGGGCAGTGACATTTATCAGTCCGTCGAGAAGGTTTTCGGTTTTTGCGAACAGGACAACCTCGAAGAGTTTCGCTTTGACGAGGACGGGCTGGGCGCTGGCGTTCGCGGCGATGCACGCGCTATCAACGAACTGCGTAACGTTGCGCGTCGACCGTCAATACTCGCCACACCGTTTCGAGGTAGTGGCGCGGTATTTGATCCAGATGATGAAGCTGTTCGCGGGGACAACGGGCAAGCCGCACGTCTGAACAAGGACTTCTTCGCTAACGCCAAAGCCCAGAGCTGGTGGCGGTTACGTAAACTTTTTCAGAATACCTGGCGCGCCGTGGTTGAAGGTATGGCTTACAACCCGGACGAAATCATCTCAATCAGCAGTAGCATGGCACTCAAAGATAAACTCATCATCGAGCTTTCGCAGCCGACCTATTCCATTAATGGTGTGGGAAAAATCGTTATTGATAAACAGCCTGATGGAACCCGATCGCCAAACCTTGCCGACTCGGTGATGATCAACTATGCCCCAATGAATTCAGCCCTGAACATCTGGGAGCTGCTAGGGAGACAGGCCTGATGGCACGAAACAAACAAGCCCTGCGGCGAACTGCGCAGGCCACAGCTGATGGTTATGAGAATTTTATTGCCCGCGTAGGGATGCAGACACCTAACCAGCACTCAGCATCCACCTACCGGGCTAATTTCACCAGTCGTAACCGCATGCTGGTGGAATGGTCCTATCGTTCGTCCTGGATCATCGGCGAAGCGGTCGATGCTATCCCAGATGATATGACCCGCAAAGGCATTCGCATCACTTCGGAAATTGATGCAAAAGATCGTGGCATTCTCGAATCACAACTGGATGAGTTGCAAATCTGGGATGCGCTGAATGACGTGCTGAAATGGTCGCGCCTCTACGGCGGCGCGGTGGGTTTCATCATGATTGAGGGGCAGGCACCAATGACCCCGCTGCGACCCGAAACCATCGGTAAGGGCAAGTTTAAGGGGATTCTCCCGCTCGACCGCTGGATGATTGACCCGGTACTGACCCGCCGCATTAAAGATATGGGGCCGGACCTGGGTAAACCTGAGTTTTACGATGTGGTGACCACAGCAACGGGAATTCCTGCCTGGCGCATTCATCACAGTCGACTGATTCGCTTTGATGGCGTCACGCTGCCATTTCAGCAGAAGATGACCGAGAACGAATGGGGAATGTCGGTTGTAGAGCGTATCTGGGATCGTCTTACCGCGTTCGACAGCGCTACTGTCGGCGCGGCGCAGCTGGTCTACAAAGCGCATTTGCGTACCTACAGCGTGGAGAAGCTACGCGAGCTTATCGCACTTGGTGGTCCTGCGTATGAAGCGTTGCTGAAGAATATAGACCTGATTCGACAGTTCCAGAGCAATGAAGGCATGACGCTCATGGACTCGCGGGATAAGTTTGAAACTCATCAGTACAGCTTCAGTGGTCTGGATGACATCCTTTCACAGTTTGCAGAACAGATTAGTGGCGCTGTTGGTATCCCACTGGTGCGGCTGTTTGGACAGTCCCCGAAAGGATTTTCTACCGGTGATGCAGACCTTGCCAACTATTACGACCGCATCAGTTCGTTGCAGGAGAGACGTTTACGTCTTCCGGTGCGGCGGATACTGGACATCATGCATCGTTCGGAACTTGGCAAGCCGCTCCCGGATGATTTCACGTTTGAGTTTAACCCGCTCTGGCAAATGTCTGATGTCGATCGTTCAACGGTGGCGTTAAATACCACCAACGCAATCAGTACAGCGCTGGGTGATGGTCTGATGACACTGAAAGCCGCTATGACTGATTTGCGCGAAAATTCTGACGTAACCGGCATCGGGGCATCCATTACCGACGAGGACATCGAGAATGCCGAAGATGAAGCGCCGCCCGGCATCGGCGAACCTGATGACGAACCGCAGGAACCGTCAGGCGGAAATCCGCTATCGAACCAGCCTACGCAGGATAGCGCGGGCGGTCGGAGACATCGTAAATGGTCGCTACGATGGTTCAAATGACAGTATCACGGAAATTATTGAGGCGCTGGAACGCTACAGTGAAATCATCACCCCCTGGGCGACAAAGGTCGCGGAAAACTTTACTGCGGACCTAACCCGGCAGAACGAGAAAGTTTGGCGGCAACACAGCAAGAACATCAGTCGCGAGCTCCGCAATCTTGTGGAAAGCGCTCCTGTGGGCCAGGTGATGCAATCCATCATCGCCGAACAGGTCAAGTACATCAAATCGCTCCCCCTCGAGGCGGCTGACAGGGTGTACGACATCCAGAATCGGGCGATAGAAGCTGTTGTGACCGGTGGGAGAGCAGAACATTTTGCTAAAGAAATAGCCGCATCGGGTGATATAGCAAAGTCCAGAGCTGACCTGATTGCCCGTACTGAACTTGGACGTGCAACCGGCGCGCTGGATCAGGCGCGTGCGCTGTCAATTGGTTCGAATGGTTATATTTGGCGTACAGCCGAAGATGGTGACGTCAGGCATTCTCATCGGGAAATGGAAGGTAAATTTGTCGAATGGGGCAAACCTCCAACGCTTGACGGCATGACCGGTCACGCTGGCGAGCTCCCGAATTGTCGTTGTTATAAAGAAATCGTTTTTCCCACCTCCCAATCTTATCCCGCCTGAATCGCAGGTAACACATGAAATATTTTTTCAATACCCGGCTGGGGGAAACCCGCTATCAGCTGGCTGACGGCTCGTTGCTGTGCAGAGACGTGCCGATAGGACGAACAGGTAAGCAGCTCTATGGTGCTGATGACCTGCCAAAACTGAAACCCGATAAGTTCGGTGAAATAGTCGTCACGCGTTCTCCTGAGCAGGTATTCCATCCGGCCACGCTTGCCTCATTCGAAGGGATGAGCATCACGATTCTGCATCCTGAAGATGAAAACGGGAATGTGCGGCTGGTAAATCCCGAGAACTGGAAAGAGCTTGCTGTCGGGCACCTCCAGAATGTCCGGCGCGGGACGGGTGAGCAGTCTGATTTGATGCTGGCTGACCTTATCGTCAAAGACGAAAACGCCATTCAGCTTATCGAAGATGGCCTGCGCGAAGTGTCGTGCGGCTATGACGCGGAGTACGAGCAGACCGAGCCAGGTAAAGCTGAGCAGGTCGATATTACCGGAAACCATGTGGCTCTTGTCCCTAAAGGCAGAGCCGGAAATCGTTGTGCAATTGGAGACAGAGACACAATGGCAAATCAAAAGAAAAACTGGTGGAACCGCATGCGTGCGGCCATCAAGACAGGAGATGCCGACACCATGAACGAACTGGTGGAGTCGGCTCCCGCATCGGTTACAGGAGATGAGGGGGATTTGCCGCAGGGCGTTAATCTCAATATCAACCTGTCCCCGCAGCAACCACTACCGGACAAAGCACCAGAGATGGGTGGAGGTCCAACCGGCGACAGTGATGATGACCTCAAAACATTACTGAAAGCCCTGCTGGCTAAGCTGGAAGGAAATGCCACGGGCGATAACGATAATAAGCCTGACGATAATCCGACCGGTGACGGCGAGGACGATGAAGAGGAAACCACGATTACTGGTGACTCAGCCTGGCGTGCCGAAGTTATCGTTCCGGGTATCGATCTGAGCCGTAAGATGAAACCGACCGCGTTCAAACGCGAGGTTCTGGCTTCTGCTGACAAAACGCTGGTTCGCCAGATAGTCGGTGATGCGGATATCCGCAAATTGCCGAAACAATCAGTCGACATGGCGTTTAATGCCGTGTCTGAGATTGCCAAAGGGCGAAACACCCGCGCCACCACCGGCGATGCACAGCGCCCAAATATGGGCATGACCAGTATCGCTTCCCTGAACAAACAAAACGCTGAATTCTGGGCAAACCGTAAAGGGTAAAAAATGAATAATGTATTTCTGTACCGGATGCCTGTTGGCATTGCCGGGGCTGTCTCTCGCCCGCAGGACTTAACCGTCGAACCGGTGGTCCTTAAATCCGATAACGCCTTTGCTGCCTATGGGCTGGCTGGTAAATACGATGATGACGGTTTTTTCGTGCCGCTGGCAGATGGTGATACCGCAGACAAGGTGAAGGGGATCTATGTGCGCCCTTATCCGACCACTTCGCAGCCGGACATGGTTCGCCAGGTGGGGAGTGGCAAGAACTTCCCGGGCGACGCAATGAAGCGTGGCTACGTGACCGTTAATCTCGGTTCTGATTTTGATGCCAGCACCATCAAAAAAGGCGACCCGGTATACGTTGTCGTCTCCACTGATGAATCCATCAAAGTGCCGCTGGGTGGATTCATGGCCACGTCAGTCAGTGGCAAAAACGTGGTGCTGACCAACGCTGAATTCACAGGTGCCGGTGATGCTGACGGCAATGCAGAAATTTCCTGGAAGATTTAAGGAACAGACGAATGATTACTTTTGATCAGGCAACCGTTGACAGCTCTGGTGCCTTTCTCATCGGGGAGCTGGAGCGACTCGACCAGACGCTGAACCTGCCACTGGTGGGGTACACCTGGACCCGCGATATCCAACTGCGTGAAGATGTCTCCATCGCAGATGACATTTCCAGCTGGACGAATACCAGCTTCGCCGCTGCGGGTACTGGTGCAAATCCGAATGGCAAAAACTGGGTAGGCAAAGACTCAACCGCTATTGCTGGCGTAAACGTGGATATCGGCAAATCCGGTAACCCGCTGAACCTGTGGGGGATGGAACTTGGCTGGACGGTCATAGAATTGCAGGCTGCTCAGCAGGTCGGACGCCCGATCGATACGCAGAAGTATGACGGGATGCAACTGAAATGGCAGATGGATAACGATGAACAGGTGTATGTTGGCGATTCCGCATTAAACCTGAAAGGTCTTGTTACCCTGGACGGTGTGCCTGTCAACAACGCTGCCAAAACGTGGGCAACCTCAACACCGGACGAAATCCGCGCAAGCATTAACCAGGTGCTGTCTGATGCGTGGGCCGCTTCCGGTTACTCTGTGGTTCCGCGTGATTTGCTGATCCCGCCTGAGCAGTTTGCTCTGTTGTCCAGCATCATCGTTTCATCTGCGGGTAACCAGTCCCTGTTGACGTACCTTCAGACCAACACCATCAGCTATCACCAGAACGGTATTCCGCTGAATATCCGCGCGGTTAAATGGCTGAAAGGCCGTGGTGTGGGGAATAAGGATCGCATGGTTGCGTACACCAACGATAAAAAATACGTCCGCTACCCGCTGGTTCCGCTTCAGAGCGTGCCGGTGCAGTATCGCGGTCTGTATCAGATCGTCACTTACTACGGCAAGCTGGGTGCAGTCGAGCCAGTGTACAAAGAAACCATTTCGTACGTTGATGGCATTTAACAGCCACATGGCCCCCTGGCGGGGCCATTAAGGATGACCCGATGGCAAAAAATAATGCAGTAATACACGTACATACCCCGTTTGTGCTCACGCTTCCCGACGGTTCACGGCGCGAGTTTGTTAAAGGCCGTCATGCTGTGGAGGAAGACGTTGCCACGCACTGGTTCACTCGTGCGCACGCGGAAGTATCCGTTGGCAAAGCCACAGACGCGCGTAACGAGGTAAAAAATGCCAAAGAATCAAAGTCTGCCAGCGGTAAGTGATTTTCGCCGCGACTTCCCGCAGTTTGCTGACCCTGCCAAATATCCCGAAGCGCAAATCCAGTTTCGTCTGAATCTGGCCGATGAACTGCTGAGCGAAAACGTCACCGGCAAAAAGTTGTTTCCTCACTTTGCCGGGTTGTTCGTTGCGCACTACATGACGCTCTGGGCGGCAGACAGCCGGGCGATGCTGGCTGGTGGTTCGGGCGGTTCAACCAATGGTGTTCAGTCCTCAAAGTCCGTGGATAAGGTAAGCGTCAGTTATGACACCAGCGCGACGCTGAATCCTGATGCAGGTTTCTGGAATAACACCCGATATGGCGCTGAATTTTATCAGTTGATCACGATGTTCGGTGCAGGCGGTCGCCAGCTATGAGTTTCAAAAGCGGTGTAACAACGAGGGTGGATAACGCTAAGGCCATTCTGGATGCGCTCAGGTCGTTAACCAAAAAAGATGTGCTGGTCGGCATCCCTTCGGAAGACAGCGAGCGGGATGATGTTCCGTTTGGTAATGCGGGCATCGGTTACCTCAACGAATACGGCTCACCAGAGCAGAACATCCCGCCACGACCTCACCTGGCCCCCGGCGTTAAATCGGCAGAAGAGCAGACGGTGCCGCAGCTCAAAGCCGCGGCGCAGGCTGCACTGGATGGTAATGCTGCGGGAGCAGAAGGCGCACTCAACCGTGCCGGAACGCTGGCCGTTAATGGTGTCAGGCGTTACATGACCATTACCGGCTTTACGCCGCTTGCTGACAGTACTGTTGAAGCCCGGGCTCGTCGGGGGCGCAAGGGGGCAACACTGGAACTTGCCCGGCGTGCTGCTGGCGAATCTCCCGGAACCGATCTGGCGAAACCATTAATTGACACCGGGCAATATCGCAGAGCTATTACCCATGTAGTGAGGGATAAAGATGCCGACTCTTGATGTAACAGATGTGCTTTTTGACCCCGATTTTTGCGACTTCAATTTGTGGGTAACACGCCGAGTGCAAACGGTGGATGAGGACGGGATCGGCAGCGACAGCGAAGTTAAAAAGCAGTTTGCCGGAGTCGTAACTGTTGATCGCTCTCTGGAAAACCGCCGTATGCAGGCAGGGCAGGTAATCAGCGGTGCAATTCTGATTGTGACGACTGAGCGACTGACGCAGGGACAGACTGGCCGTGATGCCGATATCGTGACGTATCAGGGCCGTGATTATCGTGTGACCTTCGTCGACCCGTATACAGCTTATGGTGCCGGATTCGTTCAGGCGCATTGTGAGTTGCTGCCGTTTGATGGGGGAATTCCGGTTGAGCAATAACACCAGTACAGAGCGCGGATGGCTGATACCAACCAGTGGCGATCCGGATTATGACGAAGCGCTCGACAGGCTGTTAAGCCAGTGGATGCGTAACGTTTCCGGTCTGTCTGCCGGGATGGTTCGCCCGCGCTGGCAGAAAGAGCAGCCGCCACTGCTACCGGCTGAAACGAACTGGTGTGCGCTTGGGGTTATCGGATGGTCAGGTGATGACAGTCCGGCATTCACCAGACAGACCGATGATGGCTCTAAGCTCTGGCGGCATGAAACGATTGAGTGTATGGCTTCGTTTTATGGTCCGGCGGGGATGGTGTATGCGTCCCGGTTTCGTGACGGTATATCTGTACCGCAGAACAATGCAGCACTGAATGCGCTGGGGCTGTCTCTTGGCGATTACACAGGTCTGACCCCCTTCCCTGAACTTATTAATCAGCAATGGGTCCGCCGCTACGATATGACGGTGCGCCTGCGCCGGAAGGTTGTGCGCGAGTACGGTATTAAATCGCTGGTGGAAGCACCAGTCATCTTTTTCGGAGATTAAGCTATGGCACAGGGCTTGCCTGTATCAAACGTTGTTAATGTTGATGTGATCATGTCGCCGCGTGCAGCATCAGGGCGAAATTTTGGTGCATTACTCATTCTCGGCCCGTCCACAATCATTCCGGTAAGTGAGCGCATTCGCCGTTATTCTGCCGCGGAAGATATTGGAAAAGATTTTGGCGTGGAATCACCAGAATATAAGGCTGCGCAGGTGTTTTTCTCACAATCACCGAAACCTCAGGAGGTTTTTGTTGGTCGTTGGGTGAAAACGAAGGGTGACAGCGAACAGGCCACGCCTGAGACGCTGGAGCAGGCTGTGAATGCCATGCTCGATTATACTTCATGGTATGGGCTGGGGATTGCAGACGATGAAGATATTCCGGATGCAGACTGGCTGAAAGTGGCTGCGGCGATCGAATCCTCTTCTGTAAGCCGTATTCTGGCGATTACGACAAGCGATGATAAATGCCTGCAGACTGCATCCAGCGATGATTTGGCATCAAAACTGAAAACCGCCGGATATTCACGCAGTTTTATTCAGTATTCATCGGGTAATAAATACGCTGCGTTATCTGCATTTGGCCGGGTATTCACGGTTAATTTCAATGGCAGTAATACCGCGATTACGCTCAAGTTTAAGCAGGAGCCGGGTGTCGGGTATGAAACACTGACAGTCAGCCAGGCATCGGCACTTGATGCAAAAAACTGCAATGTATTCGTGTACTACCAGAATGATACGGCTATCCTCCAGCAGGGAGTGATGGCTAACGGCGATTTCTTTGATGAACGCCACGGCCTGGACTGGTTACAGAATTATGTGCAGACCAACCTCTATAACCTGCTTTATACCAGCACCACGAAAGTTCCCCAGACTGAAGCTGGTATTACCCGACTGTTATCAAATGTTGAAAAATCACTGGATCAGGCCGTTCAGAATGGACTGATTGCTCCGGGCGTATGGAACGGGGGCGACCTTGGTCAGTTGTCATCAGGTGACACACTGCCCAAAGGTTATTACGTATACGCCCAGCCGCTGGATGAACAGGCACAATCAGAACGTGAAGCCCGTAAGGCTCCGGTGATTCAGGCTGCAATAAAACTTGCAGGCGCGGTTCATTACGCTGACGTACAGATTAACGTTGTTCGCTAAGGGGAAGTGAATGTCTACCTATTCTTTTATGGATGTCACTGCGACGCTGACCGGCCCGACCGGTTCGATTGACCTCGGGTACGGTTCTGCAAGTTCTGAAGAGGGGATTGTGGTTGCGATGGGCGGTCCTAAAAACACCATGACCATCGGTGCTGATGGTGAAGTGATGCACAGCCTCCATGCAGATAAAAGCGGGACGATTACCGTTAACCTTCTGAAGACATCACCGACAAATAAAAAATTGTCGCTGGCGTATAACGCACAGAGCCAGTCTTCTGCCACATGGGGGAATAACGTTATCGTGATCCGCAACAAGGTCAGCGGCGACATCATCACGGCACGCAGTGTTGCGTTCCAGAAACAACCGGATAATGCCAACGCTAAAACCGGTAATACGATGCCGTGGGTGTTTGACTGCGGCAAGATTGACCAGGTTCTCGGGGAGTTTTAATACATGGAATTCGAAATCAAAGGCGTGAAATATCGCGTGGCAAAACTCAGCGTTTTTGACCAGCTGAAAGTGACCCGCAAACTTCTGCCGGTACTGGCGGGAATGATGTCAGATTTCGGGAGCATTCGCTCCCGTTTGCCTGCTGACGGCAAAATCGACACCGTGAAATTCGAGCAGTTAAAACCGGTGTTTGAAACCATGCTCCCGCGTATCGCTGAGGAACTGTCTTCCCTGACCGAAGATGACACCGATGCGATTATTCATCCCTGTCTTGCGGTGGTATCGCGGCGTCATATGGACGGATGGGTGCCGGTATTTACCCAGGGCGAACTGATGTTTGATGATATTGACCTGCTGGTCATGCTGCAGCTGGTGGCGCGGGTGGTCGCCGATTCGCTGGGAAATTTTTTGCCTACACCCCTTACCAGCACGACGCAGAGCCTGCAACAGGGCTGACGTTTAACAGCCTGCCGGACGGGCTGTCCTACCTTCTCAATCCGGTTGACGCCGGGTTAATTCCTTATACAGCACTTAAAGATGGCTCTGTCGATTTGTACGACATTGCTCTCTTGAATGACCATCTGGCGGTAAAAGCGGATAACCAGCGGCGCATTGAGAAATGGAGAGAGGATAATGAACGCCGAGACTATTAAAGATTTCCTTGTCTCGCTTGGCTTCAGTGTGGATGATGCAGGAGCGAAAAAATTCGGTTCTGTCCTCGCCGGTACAACTGCAAATGTCATCAAAATGGGGCTGGCCGTCGAAGGAGCGGCGCTGTCCGTGGTGGCCTTCACGGCTAAGATCGCCTCCGGCCTGGATAATCTTTACTGGGCGTCACAGCGCACCGGCGCGACAGTCCAGGGAATTCAGTCTATTGGCTATGCGGTTTCGCAGGTTGGCGGCAGCGTGGACGCTGCGCGATCTTCTCTGGAAAACCTCTCCCGGTTTATTCGTAATAATCCCGGGGCGGAGGGATTTCTGAATCGTCTGGGGGTACAGACACGGGATGCCAGCGGTAACATGCGTGACATGGCCGCTATTTTTACAGGGGTAGGCCAGAAGCTCAGCGACATGCCGTATTACCGTGCTAACCAGTATGCGCAGATGCTGGGCATTGACGAAAATACCCTGTTGGCTATGCGTCGCGGTGTGGGTGGCTTCTCCGGGCAGTACAGCGCAATGGCGAAAGCTATCGGCTTCAATGCTGACGAGGCGGCCAGAAGCTCCAACAAATTTATGACCTCCCTGCGTGAGTTTGGCGCGATGGCAGGCATGGCCCGTGACAAAATCGGCTCTAATCTTGCGGGTGGGCTTGCGGGTTCGCTGGACACACTGCGCCGCCATATCCTGGACAACTTCCCGCGTATCGAGCAGACCCTGACGAAAGCCATAAAAGGCATTCTGGCGCTCGGGGATATTATCGGGCGGCTGTTCTTCAGACTGATTGAGGGGACATCAGGCCTCATCACCTGGTGGCAATCGCTGGATAAGCAAACGCGGGAGTTGATCTCGCTGTTTGGCGCACTGACGATTGCGCTGCGCATTCTGAACAGTACGTTCTGGATGTCGCCGATTGGCCTCATTACCGCGCTGGCGGCGGGGATTGCCCTCCTGTGGGAGGACTATCAGACCTGGAAGGAAGGCGGCGACAGCCTGATTGACTGGGGCAAGTGGAAACCGGAGGTTGATGCCGCGCTGAAGATGGTTCGTGACCTTAAAACGACCGTTAACGACCTGGTGAAAGCGCTGGCGAAACTGCTCAATATTGACCCCAAATCATGGTCCCTGAAGTGGGATTTCAGCAACTTCATCGACCAGATGGGCGAATTCAGCAAAATGCTGAACATGATCGCCGACCTGCTCAACGCTATCAAAGATGGCCGCTGGGCTGATGCCGTCAGCATCGGCAAACAGATACTTAATCAGGGCAGCGAAAATCCGTCAGCGATGCCGATGGTTACAGACAGCGCTAACAGTACTGCCGACTGGATTAAAGAGCACTGGGGATTTGATCCCCGCAGTGTGGGCCGGACGGTACGCGGCTGGTTTGGTGATGATGAGCCGGAACAACATGCACAGGCTACGAAACGAGGAGAACGGAATAACAATCCGGGAAACCTTAATTTTGCTGGTCAGGCAGGGGCTTCTCTTGAACGCCCGGGCGGGCGATTTGCCAGATTTGAAACTGCCTTTGATGGATTACGGGCTCTTGCTCGTCAGTTAATGCTGTACGCCGGACGGGGAATAAACAGTGTGGAGAAAATTATCTCTACCTGGGCACCTGCGTCTGATAATAACAACACAACTGCGTATATCAGGGCTGTATCGCAACGACTGGGAGTGGATCCCCGGGCTGCCCTGAATATGAGCGATCCGCAAACCATGTCAGCATTGATGAGCAGCATTATCCAGCATGAGAATGGAAGAAATATCTATTCTCGAGAGCTGATTAATAAGGCTGCCGTGGCGGGAATTAGTGGCAAAGTGACAGAGGTTAACCAGCAAAATACCTACCACATTTACGGTGGCGGAGATCCGCACGCTGTCGGTAATGAGGTTGCACGTCGGCAACAGTCTGCAAATGCTCAGGTCATGCGAAGTAATCAGGTGAGGGTGGGTTAGTGGATATTCTCTCTACACTTTTTCATCAGCAGAGCAGAAAAATAGGAATGATTGTTCCCAGTGTTGTTATTTCAGAGAAGCATACAGATATGCTTGAAATAACAGAGCATCCGGTAGAGGTTGGGGCCGCTGTCGCTGATCATGCCTATAAAAAACCGTCAGAAGTGGTGATGGAGGTTGGTTTCGCCGGTGGCGGCGCATTGCTGGATTTTGCCAGTAATCTGACGGCTACCAGCCTGCTCGGCCTGAGTCCTCAGCAGACGTATCAGGAGCTACTGGATCTGCAGGAAAGCCGTATCCCCTTCGATGTGGTAACCGGTAAACGACTGTACAGCAACATGTTGATCCGGGCGCTGGAAGTGACGACGGACAAGACAACCGAAAACGTCCTGTCCGCCGTCCTCACCCTGAGGGAGGTCCTTATCTCCCGGACACAGCAGATTACCGTCGCGGATAAAACCAACATGAAGGAAGGGGCCAGCACGTCGGCGGTACAGAATAGCGGCAACAAAACCACAAAGCCTCCAGATACTTCACTGCTGAAAAGCATCACGGGTAACGTGGCGTCATTACTGGGGGGCGGCTAATGACAATTCAGGAAATTCCGCTGACAGCGGACAACCAGCAGTTCAGCATCGTCCTGGGTGGTGTTACCTGGCGGATTAGCATCATATGGCGCGATCTGTACTGGATTATGGACCTGCAGAACGACAGAGGGGAGCCGGTAATCTCCGGTATTCCTCTCGTCACTGGTGCTGACCTGCTGGCGCAGTACGCCTGTATGGGACTTGGTTTTAAGCTGGTGGTGGTCTGCGATGACAACACACAGGATTATCCCACGAAAACTGATCTGGGCGGCCTCAGTCATTTACTGGTATCAACGGAGTAAGCATGTCACAGAACTGGATGAGACATTTCGAGCTGCAGCTTGTGGACGGGAACGGTCAGGGAATTGAGCTAAGTGATTTCAAAGTCACCTTTACGATCGACTGGTTCAACATCAGCAGCGCGTCCCGGGTAGGGACTATCAAAATTTATAACCTCTCGGCAGATACTGTGAACCGAATCACCGGGCAGGAATTTTCGAAAGTGCGTCTGATTGCCGGTTACGACGGTATCGCGCCGGAGGTGTCAGCAAGCGACGTAGGGACCGTGCGGGAAGTTGACGCGGCGGACGTGGGCCAGAGAGATGGCCGCAACTACGGACTGATTTTCAGCGGTGAAATTCGCTACTCGGTCACAGGAAAAGACAGTCCGGTTGATTCCTACGTCCTGATTCAGGCAGCAGATACTGATCTGGCTTTTGCCACCAGTATAACCTCACAGACGCTGGCTGCCGGTTACACGGTCGCTGATGTGAACCGTGCGCTGATGAAAGACTTCGAAGCCAAAGGTGCGACCGAAGGCCTGACGCCTGAAATGCCTGCTACTGTATTCCCCCGGGGGCGGGTGCTCTTTGGCATGACGCGGCATCTAATGGATAACGTAGCCGGGCAATGTGGCGCAACATGGCAATTCGTGGACGGTCAGCGCCAGATGGTGGCGAATAACGAATATGTTCATGAAGCGATTGTGCTCAACAGCGCTACCGGGCTTATTGGCATGCCGCAGCAGACTATCGGTAACGGCGTAAACGTCCGCGCGCTTATTAATCCGAACATCCGGGTTAACGGGCTTATTCAGCTGGATCAGGCTTCCGTGTACCGCACCGCGCTGTCGAACAATGATATTGCGATGGCTGGTGGGCAGATCACCGACCAGAACACGGACGGAAATATCACACTCAGCGGCACCACAGCACAACCTGCCAGCATCGCAACGGATGGCGTTTATATTGTGCGCGGGATTATGTACACTGGCGACACAAGGGGCCAGGCGTGGTACATGGATATGATGTGCTTTGCTCGAGGTGCTAGTGATATTCCTAGCCAGTCAGCGATGAATCGAGGTGCATAATAGTGAGCAGGCTTGCGATAACCACAATCGTATTTTCTCTTTTTTTAACTTCATGTAGTTGGGATCCTAATGGTGCTAAAGCGCAGGAAAAATGGCTATCCCAAAAAAATGAAGAAAAACAAGCGTACGATAAGCAAGTTGAGGAGAGCCAGAAAAGCAGGCTTCAAATACAGCGCGAAGAAAAGTCTCAATTTGAAGTTTCACATCCAGAGGTTATCGTTGCTGGTGTTGGGAACGAGCTTAAAAGTAAGGGTGCAGAATCTTTGCGAGATGCGTACAACAGCATTCCATTCGTAACTCGTTATCCGGGAACCACGGACCCTAACAAAGTTTATACCTATGTCGGTGACTACAAATTAAATTTGCAACTGGTTAACACATCTGTGCTTTCTCAGATCTCAGATTGCAAACGCATTTCAGCGTATGCCGATGTTGATATTAATCGTACTTGCTTCAATCAAATTGGAAATGATTTGAGTTTGTTTGCATCTGTAATTAAAGACAAAAATATTACTGGAATTGCAAAAAAAGCAGCTCTACGAGATTCAACTTACGGAACCAAAATTGATTTTGGTCATGCTGCGCGTTTAGCAAAAATGCATGCCACTTTATGCCAAAAGCAGGGCGGTAAAGGATTTGTCAAAATGTCGACTGTAGCTGTGCCTTGCGGCTCTTCAGGCGATGTAATTAACTATCGAAGCGCCGGTAAGATGGGGCTTATAAACTGAAAAGATCAAATTAGTCACATAAAACCCGCCGGATGGCGGGTTTTTTGCTTTCTGGAGCCTACTAAATGGCAGTATCTGACCAGACCCGCAGCGGCGACCTTGCCGAAACATTCAAATCTGAACGGGAAACAACAAAGAACCAGATCCGTGTCGCCTTGCCTGGCATTATTCAGTCATTCGATCCTGATGCGGTGACGGCAGTTGTGCAGCCTGCTATCCGTTCGGTTGAAAAGGATAATGACGGCAACCGCATTACCCAAAATTACCCATTGCTGGTGGATGTACCAGTGGTATTCCCGCGCGGCGGAGGCTGTACGTTGACTTTTCCGGTAAAAGCCGGGGATGAGTGTCTTGTCGTTTTTGCCGATCGTTGTATTGATTTCTGGTGGCAGAGTGGCGGGATACAGGAGCCGGTCGATGACAGAATGCATGATTTATCGGATGCGTTTTGTATTGTCGGTCCCCAGTCGCAGGCGAGGAAGATTAGCGGTATTAATACCAGTGCCACACAGTTGCGTAGTGACGACGGCAGCACCTATTTTGAGCTTAATCCTGACACCAGGAAAATTAAAATTGTCGCTCCGGGTGGTCTTGATGTGGTTGCTCCTCTGGCTGATTTTTCTGAGAAAGTAACCATTCATGGCCTGTTAACCTGGATGGGTGGCATGGTGGGGTCTGTTGTTTCTGGTGTGGCTTCAAAAATCACTGGTGCTGTTGAGTTTTTGGGTAGCGTGAAGGCTAACGGCAAGCCAATCGATGATACGCACACTCATGGTGGTGTTCAGCGCGGTGGAAGCAATACCGACGGAGTAAACTGATGCGATACAGACGTGAAGACGCCGATGGCGATTACACCTTTGGCAGCGGTGATGACACCTGGCTGATTAACTCACCGGAGGCCGTGGCGCAGGCGGTAAAAACGCGATTCGAATTGTGGTATGGGCAATGGTTTCTCGACACCACCGAGGGGACTCCGTGGATCCAGTCCGTGCTGGGCAGGCAAAAACCGGAAACTTACAACCTGGCGATCAGAAAACGCATCCTCGAAACGCAGGGCGTTAAATCAATCCTCTCTTTCAATACGACGGTGGATACCACGACCCGACGTGTCATGTTTTCCGCTGAAATCGACACTCTTTATGGAATAACGACTGTTACATCGGAGGCGTAATGGCTCTGAACCTTGATTCTCTCGGTTTATCTGCAAAGGTAACCGCGGAGGGGATCAGTGCGCCTGATTATCAGACGATACTCAGCACCCTGATTAGCTATTTTCAGCAGATTTATGGCAGTGATGCCTACCTCGAACCGGACAGCAAAGACGGCCAGATGGTGGCTCTGATGGCGCTGGCGATTCATGATGCCAATAATATGGCGATAACTGTCTACAACTGTTTTTCACCGGCAACCGGCTATGGGGCTGCGCTGACCAGTAACGTGAAAATAAATGGTATTTCACGTAAAGGCGCGACGAATTCTACGGTTGATTTGCTTCTTACAGGAACTGCCGGAACAACCATCATTAATGGCAGCGTGAAAGATGGTAATAATGTGATATGGCGTTTGCCTGCTTCAGTGGTGGTCGGCGTGGATGGTACAGTGATGGTGACCGCAAAATGTTCCGTCAGTGGTGCAGTGGCGGCGCTGGCTGGAACTATCACTGAAATTAATACGCCAACCCGTGGCTGGGTTTCGGTAACCAATCCTGCTGCAGCTACTGTAGGCACTCCAGCAGAAACTGATGCGGAGTTACGTATCCGCCAGTCGCAAAGTGTTGCGTTGCCATCAATAACCCCATTTGAAGCACTGGATGGTGCTGTTTCTAATGTTACCGGTGTAACCCGCCACAAACTCTATGAAAACGATACTGGTTCGGAGGACGGTAACGGGTTACCGCCACACTCTGTTGCTGTAATTGTGGATGGCGGTGATGTGACGGATATTGCTCAGGCTATTAGAGGGAATAAAGGCCAGGGGACAGCCACTCACGGTACAACATCCGTTACGGTTCCGGATAAATACGGCAATCCCCATGTAATCAAATTCTCGCGTTCCAGTGATGTACCTGTTTATGCCCGGATTAAATTAAAAGTTTTTACGGGTTATACCTCACAGATAGGGCAGCAGATCCAGCAGGCTATTTCCGACTATATCAATAGTCTGATGATTGGTGATTCGGTCCTTTTAAGTCGCATTTACTCACCGGCGAATCTTGGCGTGGTGAGTGGCGGGAATGCACGCTATTACGATATTCAGGAACTGACGATTGGGAAATCCCCGGGGGCTTTGTCGTCATCAAACATTGATATCAGATACAACGAATCTGCGTCCTGTACACCGGAAAATATCGTTATAACGGTGGAGTCATGAGCAAATACACCGAACTGATCACGAACTACCACGCCACCAAACCTAAATTTCTTGCACATGTTGATCTGATGACCCGGCCGCTTATTGATGTTGCGGCTGCCACCAGAGGGCTGATTACTGCATTTGATATTGACTCTGCGGTTGGTGTGCAACTTGACATTCTTGGATTGTGGATCGGACGTAGCCGTGTTGTCAGCCAGCCTATCTCAGGTGTCTATTTCAGCTGGGATACCGACGGGCTTGGATATGATCAGGGTGTATGGCAGGGGCCATACGATCCTGATTCCGGATACATGTACCTCAGCGATGAAACTTATCGTGTCATCCTTAAAGCGAAGATTGCGATTAATAACTGGGACGGACGGAATGATTCGCTTCCAGCAATTCTTGACGCGGCGACAGTAGGATCCGGACTGCGAATGCAGATAGTCGATAACCAGGACATGACGATATCGGTCTGGGTCTTTCCTGATACTGATATTTCAGATGTATCGCGTGAGTTAATTGCGGCAATTAAACAGGGGTATCTCACAGTAAAAGCTGCCGGGGTATGGGCGGGTGGCATTGAAACACCTTCGGTGGAAACCCCATCGGAAGGCTCAAAATTTTTTGGTTTTGATATGGATAACGAATTCATCAGTGGTTTTGATGTAGGAGCATGGGGAGTATTACTCTGATGGCGAAAAATGACTTTAAAGCGTTTGCAACGGATCGAAATGCCAATGTTATATCGCAGGAGGAATGGGAAGCGTTGCCCGCGCTTTTATCCGGATTTACAGCAGGGAAAGCCTCCAGTGCGCAAGTCAATAAGGTTATTCGGCAGGCCAGCTTTATTGCTGCAGCACTTGCACAGTACACAGCAAACAAAAGCGGACTGGATGTATTGGATGATGGCGACCTGAATGGATTCATTACCAAAATGTCTTCTGCATTCGGTAAGGATTATCAGGCGCTTGATGCCACGTTGACGGCTCTGGCCGGACTGGCGACAGGTGCAAATAAGCTACCGTATTTCACTGGCACAGATAAGGCTGCGCAGACCGACCTCACTAAGGTAGGCCGTGATATTATCGGCAAAAATACTATTGATGACATTCTCGCATACCTTGGTTTGGGAGATGGCTCCGGGAGGCTTATACAGTGTCAGGTGTTTAAAAGCTCAGGTACATACACTCCGACAAAAGGCACAAAATTTATTATTGTTGAAATTGTTGGTGGTGGTGGGGCCGGTGGTGGTTGTCAGGTCGGTTATCCCAATAATGCTGCTTGTGGTGGCGGGGGGATGTCCGGGGAGTATGTTAAAGCTCGCGTGGATAATCCAACCGTAACTACTGTGACAATCGGATATGGTGGCACTGGTGCAAGTGCGTCGGTTGGTGCTCCCGGGGGAACAACCTCTTTCGGCAATACCATAATTGCCAAAGGTGGCCTTGGTGGGAATGTTCTTGCTGAAGGAACTGCTCCAGGGGTTGTTGGTCCGTATGGAGCATATACTGAGCCGGGATTTACAGGTGCAAATATTATCGGGTCTGGAAGCGGTTATAGCTCACCAGGCGTTCGGTATTCCGGCAGTCTGGCGATGGGGGGGCCTGGCGGCGATTCAATCCTTGGTGCGGGGGCTGGGTCACAAGCCATTGTAGGCGAAGGTATTAATGCTAATGGCCATGGTGGTGGAGGCGGTGGTGCCTGTGTCTACGGTGGAGCGACGCAGCAGCGTGCCGGAGGTAGCGGAATGGCTGGTATTGCAATCATTTGGGAGTATGCGTGATGAACTATGCCGTTATAGAAAATGGTGTTGTTACCAATATTGCGGTATGGGATGGTGAGAGTGCCTGGCAACCAACTAATGCGTTAGTTATACCTGTATCCGATAATGTAAGAATTGGTTGGTTCTATGATAAGGGAAAGCTTTCGTCACCTACGCAGCCGCCAAAAACACATGATGAATTACTTCGTGAGGCAGAGAATGAAAGACAGTGTCTGCTGGATAGTGCTAATGGTTTAATTATGAACTGGCAGTCAGATTTGTTACTCGGTATTATAAGTGAAAATAACAAGAACAATCTTTTGTTATGGAAGGAATATGTTAATAATTTAATGTCAGTGGATTTGTCCTTAATTCCAGAAATAACCTGGCCAGAAAGGCCAGAGATAATACGTTGAAATTATGTGGTGTATTATTAGGGGGGTACCCCCCTAATAAATCAGGATGTAATTATTTTTCTGATTTTATCGTTCTTCTCCAGAAAGTGATAAGATAATGATGCCATTGCAGTATTAATAACAAAAAGTACAAGCCAGCTAAAAAGACCATAGTTAAGAATAAATGAGTTTTTATTATGATCCAGGTAATATAATATAGGTAATTGCATCAAATAAAACGAATAACTTATATCTCCAAAGTAAATGATCGCTCTGTTTGCAATGTTGTTTTTGATGTTGATTTTTGCCAGGTGCAATAACATAATTGATATCGCAGGAATTGTGAGATAGTTCACCCCCATGGAGTTATTGTTTTGCTGGGTGGTAGCATACAGAAATAATAAAATGCTTAATAGCCATGTATAATGGTTAACACGATAGCCATTTAAAAAAAGTATTGCGATACAGACGCCCACCACAAATTCTGGTAACCTGTATATTGGAGTTGCGTAATATACGGACCAAACTACAGGTCCCTGAATTATATCAGATAATGGGATTAATAATGCTGAAGATAAATATGAAAAAAGTAAAACATAAATTACATTGTTTTTGTTGATGTTTTTTATCAAAAATGGAAACAGGGCATAAAAAAACAATTCCACTGATATTGACCAGGTACCGCTAAAATTCCAAAAATCGAAGGTCTGATAAATCCATGATTGCATTCCAGTAACAAACAAGAATATGCTTGCAATCATTTTTAAAAAGCTTGCATCGCTGGATAACAAAAATGGGAGGGTTAAAAGCCCACAAAATAAATAGGCTGGAAATATTCTTGCTATTCGCTTCCTGAAGTAATTGTTTGACAAGGAACCATAGTAATTATAAGTCAAAACAAAACCAGAAAGCATGAAGAAAATACTCATGCCAATGACGCCATTGCTAATGGTTTTATTAATAAGCTCTCCAAAATTAACGGGGACTCTCATGTTAATGTGAAAAATAAACACATAAAAAGCAGCTATAAATCTTAAGATTGTTACTCCATCCATTTTTTTTCTTGTTATGTTATTGGTACTAGTCATTTGAGGCTTCTCATGATTAAAAGGTTCGTTATTAAAACCATTAATAATACTCTACTTACTTATCAAGTATCAACGTTTTTATGTGTGGTTTTAATTAACAGAATGCAAGAATAAATGATAATATTCTGTTTGCGATTTTTTAAATAATTGCACTTACTACTCCTCAGTGCGAGGGAGAATTGAGGATGGAATTGGGGGCTCCGTCCAAAATTTACCCATGAATAATGGGCGTAGGCCTGGCGATTAATTGCATCAGGAGCTCCTCGCCAGAAGGTGGCGATTATCTATGATGTTGGTGTAATCAATATTATGAATTACGTAAACTCCAGACCAAAGTACTCACCACCAGTTGAGATTTTTTTCCTTATGGAGAGTATCTGATAAGTAATTCTTTGGAGTTTATAAGACCTGTAACTATATATTCAAATAAGGGGGCGACAATTAATTATTCAGGGAGTGAATTTGCTATTATATTGGGTGATGATTCTGACGAAAATAATCCTACCGCAGATAATTTCTATCAAGGCGATTACACCGTTACTGGCATTAGATTCACAGGTGGGGAGAGAGCATTAGGTGGTATAAAGATAAAAAGTGCCGTTTATACGCCGAAAATAAGATATTGTGATTTCATAGATTATGGGAATGCCAGCATTTATGATATATATGCTCAGTTTGAAAACTGGGATATTTTAATTGAGGGGTGTTATAAAAAAACTTTTTATAGTCGAGTTGCTATTGGTAACTTTATATCAATAGTTGGTAAGAAAACTGATGGCTCAGCTTATGACGGAGGAAATTCTCGAGTAACAGTTAGAGACTGTGCTATGTCAGCCTATGACAATCAAGATTTAGGATGTTTTGCCTATATTAACTGCGTTAAGGGGAGAGTAATTGGAGGTAGTGCGCATCACTCTACAGGTGGAATACTACTTGGGCCAGCGGCATCTGGAACGCTTATTGATGGATTTTATTGTGAAGTAAGTACTCAATACAGACCTTGGGTAATATCTGTTTTAAGTGATAAAACTAATCCTGCTAATTATCTGTTCCCTCAGTCTGTTACGGTAAGAAATGTGTATGTAAATATGCATAAAGAAAAAATTGGTAATGCTGGTAAGCTTATTGGTGTCATGGATGCTGATGTGAAGTTAAGAGACTGGAGTGTAACAGACTGCCAGATTTCAAACTTCGAAAATGGTCAAGTTCTTATTGATAGAAATGATCTTAATGAGCAGACCGGTAACACTTATGCAAGAATAAATCCAATTTTTGTTCCTTATAATTCTGGTGGTGGAAGTAAATTTATTGTTACTGGAAAACTAACAACAGCAGAAGACTGGTCATGTGGTGATATAGAAACTGGAGTTTGGATTCCGACTGTAGGTGGTAATGCCACATATTATCAGCAGAAAGGAAATTATGTCAGGAGTGGCAATATCATAACGGCAACATGTCACCTTGGTATAACTTTAATTGGGTCAGGAGATGGTTTCAGAATTGGAGGGTTACCATATGTATCAAGCAATAAAGCTGCATATGTTGGAAGTACAGGCTACTATAATAATTTAACAACAGCAGTTACCGCTTTACTTCCAAGGGTTGATGCAAATAGTAGTTATATAACTCTTACTGGAGCAACTACATTATCAGGTAATATGAATATATATCAAAATGTTTTGGGTAATAATGCAGAAGTGATAATCACTGTCACTTACGAAATAGATTAAATAGTGCCGGGGTATCCCGGCACTAACTTTGTCATTATCACGCTGTTATTTCGGTTTCTTTTTTGTTAATGCTCTTATTTCTCTTGTCAATTAAACGTTTACCTATATTTATCATTGGCTTTTCAATGAGAATATATATTGGATATGATGCAGTTATTGAGATAATAACCAAGGAAAAAAACACAGAAAATCCACCAGTTATGCCAATTTCAGCAAGGTCTGCCTTATAATAGAAGAACAAAGCAAGTATCACGGCGTGAATTAGATATAAAGAATATGATATTTCACCAAGGAAATTAAATATTTTTATTTTGGGTGTTATATTGCAGTATTCATATACTAATGATGATGCAATAAGTATCATCGCCATAGTCCCAAATCCATTCAATCCATGCCCATAAGGTCGCTGGATAATGAATAATATTATGGATATACCACATGAAATCCATAGTATTTGAAGCGAATACTTTGAAAGTATCCTTTTAATACTTTTGCTTTCGTTGATGTTTGTAAATATTTCAGAAAGAAACATCCCAATAACGAATTCATACATCATTGGAGATGTAATAACATTTGTATATCCTAATAACCAGTTATCTGTAAATAACCCTGCACTAACATCACCTGAAAATGATATATTTCCATTTACATAGTATTGTGTAAATGAGACCACCATGATTATAAAAACAGAACAGATAATTGTTCTGTATTTATGCGAAATAGACATTGATACCCCGAAAAAAACATAGAAACCAATTTCATATGTTATCGTCCAGGCCGGGTACAAAAGATTATAGGCAAAGAATGGAGCGCCTTCATTCCAGTTTATATTTAATGGAATGATGGAAATAAGTAAGGTTCTAAAGTTTTCAACTGTAGCATAGGTTAGAAATTGAGTGTTTATTATGTAATACATGCAACAGCATGTGATTAGTAATGGGTATATTCTAAATATTCTTCTAATTGAGAATGAGAAAGTATCATTAACTTCCTTCTTTCTTGTTGAGTATACGATGATAAATCCACTTAATATGAAGAATATATCAACTCCAGACAGCCCATTCCCAAATAATAGGTCACCCAAATCTTTCTGAGAGTAGTGCTCATTTAGCAAGAATCTGAAGTGGAATAAAACAACAAGTAATGATGCTATTCCTCTAATATATTGTAATGATAATATCATATGATTTGCTTGGATATAATTTGTTAGCAAATATTATGTTGAACTATTTAAATCATTAAACAGAAACAACGCCACGTTATATTAGAATGCAATATGGCATACTTTCGCTAAAAATACAAAGAGATAGAAGAAACAAAACACTTGAGAGGTAAAAATAATCAAAAATTACAAGTGCGTTATAATTTCATGGAAGTAATTCAAATAATTGATAGGCAAAACCTATTATTTTGGCGATAATGTAGACATGGATAAGCAAAAGATACCAATGCAGAACATTAGCATGTGACTTTGTATTCTGAATTGATGATACGCAAAATAAAACTTTTGCTAATTCTCAATATCTTATTCACAAAATTGTGCATATCTCTTAGGTTGGATATGAGGATTACAGCACACTTTCATCAAGCCAGTCCGCCCACCACTGCATCATCTCCCTGCGCTTATCGAGATACTGAGCATGGTTGTAAATTCAACTAACCCAGTGAGTTGACAAAAAATTAGCGCAAGAGGACAAAAAATCACCTTGCGCTAATGCTCTGTTACAGGTCACTAATATCATCTAAGTAGTTGATTCATAGTGACTGCATATGTTGTGTTTTACAGTATTTTGTAGTCTGTTTTTTATGCAAAATCTAATTTAATATATTGATATTTATATCATTTACGTTTCTCGTTCAGCTTTTTTATACTAACTTGAGCGAAACGGGAAGGTAAAAAGACAAAAAGTTGTTTTTAATACCTTTAAGTGATACCAGATGGCATTGCGCCATCTGGCAGAGTGATTAACTAAACATCGCAGTAATCGAGGCGCTTGCCAGAGAATGGAAATGGACGTTAAACCCGACCATCGCGCCGCTGGCACCTTCATCGACATCAATACGTTCTACATCCAGCGCGTGAACGGTAAAAATGTAGCGATGGGTTTCGCCTTTCGGCGGCGCTGCACCATCGTACCCGGTTTTACCAAAGTCGGTACGCGTCTGCAAAACGCCGTCTGGCATTGCTACCAGACCAGAGCCAAACCCTTGCGGTAATACGCGGGTATCCGCGGGTAAATTAACAACTACCCAGTGCCACCAGCCGGAGCCAGTTGGCGCATCCGGGTCGTAGCAGGTGACAACAAAACTTTTCGTTCCCACAGGAACATCATCCCACGCCAGATGCGGTGAAATATTATCGCCATCGTAACCCATGCCGTTAAAGACATGACGATGCGGCAGCTTATCGCCATCGCGCAGATCATTACTGATGAGTTTCAT